CCTCTGTAAACTCTAAAGGTTGTAACGTTGTAAAGTATAGATTTAAGCTAACATCATTATAAGCTAATATCTTATCAAAGGAATCTATTAAAAGTTCCTGAAAAGGTCTTATAACTGTGTTATCCATTAATAAACTTGCAGTCTTTATTTCATCTGCATTATTTCCTAAACCTGATTGGTCTTTTATACCTAAAAGCATAGGCGAAACAATCCTGTGAGCAACCATTATTTTTTTAGTTGATTCCTCACTTAAAAATTGGTATTGGTTATGTGCATCCGACAACTGAACTGGTGTTATTTCTGCTTGACTTTCTTTATTGTCATTAAATGCTAAAATAAATTTTCCTGCATTACTAGAGCCACTAAATTTTTGTGCTATTTTATTTTCTATTAATTGTCTTTCTTGTTGGTTAGGTGTACCATTGTTAAAATTAATTAACATACTAGGGCTTAAACCATTTAAAATGTTATTTAAGTGGTAATTTGACACTTCTTCTTCAAGTTCTGCATATTGTAAACCACCTTGATAGTCCACAGGCGAATAGTAATAAAATCCTGCCTTGTATGGTTGTATGTATAAAATTTCAATGTTTTCCCTTGACATACCAAAAGCAGGTATTCTGGTAGGTATATCATTTCTTTTTATATTTGCCCAATCTTTGAAATAATAATATGCAGGTACGTCCCCATCTTGGTTGCATTTTTCTGCTCTTAAAGTTTCAACAGGTATATGCTCAATTTGTGCAATCGTTTTTCTATCCTTAGAATAAATAATTTGTACTGCACATTGTCCCATTAATTTAAGGTCATAGCAAAGTTTTCTTACTACATCTTTTTTAAATAAAGAAACCATTTGTGCGTACTCATTTGGTTTCTGACTTGAATTAGTAGCATTTAATCCTTTTCCGTAAATAGCTTGACTGATTCCATTTATTGCAGCGTTATTCGTTGGGCTTCCATTATACCTGTCAATTAAATATTGGAAATAATTATTGTCTGCTCCATATTCAATGTAGTCTTTTCCTGAAACTTCCTTAATTTCTGGACTTGTATAAGTGCTTAAATTTACAAAACCAAATTCTGATGTTTTAGAATTTTTAATAAATTGCCCTTTGTTATTTCTTAATCGTTTCATCTTACTTTATAAGTATTATCATAACCATTATAGCTTAAATATTCATCTTTATTTAAGTCGTAATAGTCATTATTTAATTGGTCTATATCTTGGTCTGTACAGAAAATTCTATCTTTAAAAATAACCTCGCCATTGCTAGTAAGTATTAAATCGTAAAAATGATTTTCTATTAATATAGGACTAAAGGTATTACTAAAATTTAAATAATTGCCTGAAATTACTGCATTTGTAATATTATAAGTTTGTTTTACGTTTGTACTATCGTCCCTTATTGATAAATCAAAAGTAGATAAATAACTTCTAGGAATAACCGAAAGCGATTGAGCAGTTGTTGATGTAGTTAGTATAATCATTGTTAGTATAACGAAAAAAAAACTTTAATTTGTAAAATCATTACTGCAAAAAAAAGCACCCTTAAAAAAGAGTGCTAATTTCAACTAAATAAAATAAATTTTCCAGACTAACTCTGTGGGTCTATTTGTTCTGGTTGTGGATTAAAAGAACCTGTTAAGAAATAAGGTGCAACTTCTTCCATTCCCTCCATAGTAATAGTGAATCCTGAAAGGTCTCCTGCTGCTGCTCCTGTAACAACAGTTCCCCCTGTTAGTTCCATTCCATTTTCAAAACCACAAAGAAACATATTTCCGTAATAATCTTCAACTACAACATAAGGTCTAGCTACTGCGATAGTTTGCAATTCTGCTTGAGTTTTAGCATCCAAATAAGTTAGTGTTAAATTTACAGTTTGTGTGTAAAAAGTAGTTCCATTTTCTCGACTACTTGTAACAGTAGTTTCTAAACTTGAATTTCCTTTTACGTCGTATTGATACCATTTAGGCACAGGGCTATTTGGGTCAATAGTAGCCTCTTTTGTTATTGGGTCAACGATAATATCGTCAATAGAACCATAGTTAGCAAAATATACCCTTTTGATTCCACCGAAAGCAGCTTTACAAGGTATGATTCTTCCTGTTGTTAGTGTACAACTCATTGTTTTATATTTTTTAAAAAAAAAAGGGTAAGTAGATATATTTCTACCTACCCAGATTTTATGGTTATTAATTAATTATGCAAAAGAAACTATGTCTTCAGCAATTCCAAATTGAACTCCACTTGTAAAACGCATTACCATTCTTACATTGTTTGAAGCATCCAAATCTGCCATATCTAAAACCTTAACTTCTTGTGTAGAATTTAACAATCCTGTTCCAAAATAAAGGTTTCCTCTTTGTGCAGCATACATTTTGTCGTCAGACAATCCTGGAGAAACAAAAATCTTAACTCCGTTTACAGTTAGTGAACCATTGTTCCACCATTGCGTTCCCATTCCATTAACACCATTTGCTCCCAATCCATTTGCTCCGAATCCACCTAATGCTTGAACATAAAGTTTTGCAGCTTTAGAAGAAATGTATAAAAATAAATCTTCTTTTCCATAAACTTGACTAGGAATCTCTGCAACAACGTCAGATAATTTTTCAATGATATTTGCAGCAGTTAATGGTACTGAAACTAGTGCTTGTGCAGCAGGTATATCCCCTGCAGTTACCGCAGCAGCGATTAACTTTTCAAATCCATCAAAAGACGTATAACCTGCACCTGCAGTATCTCCTTGCCAAATATTAAATTCAGTATTTTGTGCAACTTCTGCAGCAACGTGTGCGATTAAAAAGTCAGAAAATTTAGGTGGTAAAGATTGACCTAAACCGAAACCCATTTGTTGTGATTCCCAATCATTCACAAAGTCGTATTTACATAACTGTAAATTTACTTGTAATTCTTTTGGTTCGATAATTCTTTCAGTCAAAGTTACTGAACTGTTAGGTACGAAATCGCACCCTGCAGCAGTTACTAAATCTCCTGTTGCTAATTTTTTAATTACTTCTTTGTAAGAAATATTAGATTTTACTGAAATCCCACCATCGTCAATAGTAGATGCTTTTAAAAGCGCAGCAGCGATATACTCCCCTGCAAATTCTCCTGCATAAGTAGTAGTGATGTTAGTTGTAGTTGCTAAATCAACTTTTTTTAAGTTACTCATTTTTTTTTATTTTAATTTTTAATTTTACTTATTTGCTCCATAACCTTATCAAAGGTTGTATTAAATTTTCCTTTTCCAAATTCAACCCTGTTTATTTTTTTAGTTTCTGCTTCTGGATTGTGCTTTATTGGTTTTGCAGCAGCTTCGGATAATTCAGTTTTTTCTACTTCTGAAAATTCTTCTTTTACTGTTCTAGATTTTAAAGGTGCTTGTGCTTCCGTAGATAAATCTTCTTTTGGTTCTAGCATTGCTTTGATTTCCTCAATCATATTTTTAACCTCTGCCAATTCCTCTTTGGTAGCGTAACCTAGTTCCTCTTTTTCCTCTTTTTCTTCTTCTTCTAAGTCCTCTGTCTTTTCTTCTTCTTCTTTTGTTTCTTCTTCTTTTTCTGGTACTTCGTCAGATACTTCTCGCACATCTGCAATAGTGCCTTCTTCTTCAACTACTATTAGTCTGCCATCTTCTAGCAAATATTCTCCGACTGGCATTGCTACCTTTTCATCGTCTGTTACTATAAAGATTTCTTTGCCTTTTTCAAATGATTCTGCAGTAATTACAGTTCCATTTTCTAACTTGGTTTCTTCAAGTTTTACTTCAATATTTAGAAGCGTTTTAATTTGGTTTAACATTTCGGTTGATTTCATATTGTTTATATAACGATTATTAAATTAATTTTTGCATTTTGGTTATTATTTAAGGTGTACAATTTGTGAAATTTGGTTTAGGCAGATTCCAATTAGGTGTGCTATTGCTAAAATCGAAACAATTTAATACATTAATTACGTCCCAAGAACTTAAATCTTGATTGAAATTTGATGCAAATGAAAACATATAAGCCATAGTATTTACATTCCCTGTAATCCAAGATTCTATATCTTGATTGAATAAAAATGCTCCTTGAAACATTCCATACATATTAGTCACATTACTTACGTCTAAAAATCCCATAGGTTTGTCAAAAGCTAATGCGCCTTGAAACATACCTTCCATAGTTATTACGCTTCCTGTATTCCAAGAGTTAATATCTTGATTAAAGTCCTCGTTATCATAAAACATATAAGCCATAGTAGTAACCTGACTAACATTCCAATTAGATATATCTCCGTTAAAATTAGTTTCTGAAAAAGCATTACTCATATCAGTTACCTGACTTACGTCCCAGTCTTGTATTTTCCCATAGGGTGCTAAATCATAATTTCCGTTAGGTTCTTCTAATAATATATCTGTAATAGCTTGGTTAAAAGTTGCATTGGTTAAAGGAGTTCTAGGAACTTGTGCTACCCCTGTAATACTACCTATTCCCTGTGATTGAATAGAACCATCGCAACAACTTATTGAGTAGGTATTGGTGTCCCAACACAAACAAGCACGTGAACTGCCTTTAGGACTTGTTCTACTACCTATGTAAATTCCGTTATTTTTCCTCACTTGACAGTATTTCAATTATTTTTAGTAACGTCGCTTTATCATTTTCGGCAGACATATCTTCTTGAATTTCCTCTTTAGGTGATTCCATTTTATCTGCAAAGTAACCCTCAATAGAAAAACCCTTAACTTTATTTGTTTTAACATATTCTTGCCAAATTTGTTCGTTGTTTACTTTTACTGCTCCCATCCACGTTCCAACAGGTACGTTCAATCCGTATTTTCTGGATTTATCTTGCACCTCATCTTCAACAATCCAGGATTCTACCAAAGTCAAACCTTTTAAATCTTTTGAGTGTTCTAAGGTTGAATTGTTTTGTCGTCCATTTCTTAAATACATTTGTGATGCTTTTGAAATAGTATCTTTAGAAAAAAATATGTAATAATCCCCTTGTTCTCCTTTTCTATAAATTGGTTTGTTTGGTATCAATAAAGCACCTAGCAAAATTCTTTTTTCTTTATCAACTTCTGCTAACTTAATTTCTTCTTGTTTTAAGGCAACAAAGTCTGATTCTATCGCAGGACTTTCAACTATTGAAATTGCTTCTATTCCAGATTCTTCTTGTTCCTCGTCTAATATTAATTCAACTATTCTCATAATTATATAACGTTTATTTTATTATTTTTTGTATTTATCCAATAGTAGCACCTTGTACAATATTTCTGTCTAGTTCTTGTGCAGTTGATATATCGTTAGAAACTACAAATGCCTGAACAGGTTGTTGTGATTGACCTCCTATTGCATCTGCTAATTGGTTTGTGTCAGAAGAACCAACTGCATTAAATCCTGGAGGTAAAGACGGTATTGTTGGAGCAGCACCCAATGATGGAGCAGTCGGTGTTGCACCTGAACCACCAGACGGTGCGGTCTTTCCTGCTAGTGTAGGTACTTTAGTTTTTGTTATGGATTTAACTTGTGCAAACCCTGAAACGACTGCGGCACCTGCAGCAGCGAATCCCAATGCAGGTCCAATTATTGGAATACCTGCTAAAGACTTATAAGAATCTGTTGCAGATTGAAATGTACTTATTGTTGCGGCGGCGATTGCGGCAGCTTTTCCTGCTGCGGTTTCTTCTCCTAATATTGATGCAAGATTGTTAAGTCCATCGGCAGCAATTTTCCCCTTTTCTTTAGAGGTCATTTCGTCCCACTTAATCTCGTTTTTAGAATTTTCTTTACTGAACTTATTTAAAGCATTTACTTTTGCTTTTTCTAAACCCACAGTTTCCAGTCCTAACCTCTTAGCTTCCGCAATTAGTTTGTCATAGTGTTTACCTACCTTTTCAATTTCTAATGCTCTACGTTCATCTTCTGTAACTGCTTCGGCATTTTTTATTTCTTCTTTTAAAGTTTTTAACTCGGCAGCTTTTAAATCTTCTGCTGCTTGGTCTTCTTCTTCTTTTAGTTTTTTCTCGTCTTTTAACCTTTGTTCTTCTGCGGCAGCTTCAATATTTAGGGCAATTATTTGACTTGTAACCTCTTTTGCTTTTGCTAATTTTGCAGTTTCTAAATTTATAAGATTTGCTTTTAAATTTGCTTCCTCTTGTAAATCCTCTTTTGTTGATTTTCCTAAAGCATTTTCTGCAATTTTTGCATCTAGTCTTAACTTAGCAGCTTGGATTTCTTTTGCAGTTATTTCATCTTCTTTTTGTCCTGCTAAAGTTAAAAAATCTATTCTTTCCTGTAGACTAAATTTTTCTTTATCAACTGCTTTTCCTAGTAGGTCTGCACGTTCCTTATTTGCGATTGCTCTGTCAATAATTAATTGTCTGTCTAACTTATCTGCTTTTGCTCTTTGGTCTGCGATTACACCTGCTGCTTTCCCCTCTTGTATTATCTCTGTTGAAAGTTCTTTTACAGATTCTGTAACTTTACCTATTGTGTCTTTAACTCCTGTCAAGGTATCAACGTATGAATTTCCTGCTGCTTTTGCATCATCCATTGCACCAGAAAAATCGCCACTAAATACCTTTTTAATTGCACTACCTAAAAAACCAAAAGTTTCGATTGCACTTTCTATTCTATTAGTAATATTTTTCTTTAGTGCATCTTTAAAATCAATTAATGCTTGTTTAGGGTTTTCAAAAACTCCGATAATAAATTCTCCTAGTGTAGCCAATTTATCTGTAAAAACAGAAACGGTAGCACCGATTACCCCCATTATTTTGTTCCACTTGTTCTGTCCTTCTTCTGAAGATTTAAATGCAGCAGATAATGATGT